AAAGATATGATGGATACTGGTTCTGCTGGTGATGTTCTAGTTGGTCAATTAGTAAAGAGAAGTAAATTTTCAGGGGATTTGGTTCCATACGCCGCAGACCCAGCAGGTTCGTGGGTATCATGATAGAAATATCTCTTACAAAAGGCAAGATTTCTCTTATAGATGATGAAGATTATGACTTAGTAAGTCAATACAAGTGGCAGGCACAATTTGGGCCACATACTCACTATGCAAGAGCTGCGCTTTCTAGAACTTTAAATAATGGAAGACAAAAGAAAATACAAATGCATAGACTTATTATGAATGCCAAAGAAGGTCAATATATAGACCATATCAACGGCAATGGTTGGGATAATAGAAAAGAAAATTTAAGGTTTGCTACTAATAGACAAAACCAAGGAAATCAAAGGATAAGAAAGTTTAGTTCTGTATACAAAGGAGTTTGCTGGCATAAAAGAGACAAAAGGTGGGTAGCAACTATAAATATTGATGGTAAAACAAAATATTTAGGCTGTTCTACTTCAGAGATAGCAGCAGCCAAACTATATGATAAAGAGGCTATTATCCATTTTGGTGAGTTTGCTAAATTAAACTTTGGGGAGACTGGACTAGTTAATGCCTAAGTTTACTCCAGGAGATACAGGTTTTTACTGGAGAATTATGCCGAGTCGTAATTCCCTTGTTTGGGATTCACTTACGACAAGTATGGCAACTCTAGCATATAGAGGAAGAGGAACAAGAGGGCATCATTCTGTGTTTAGTTTTGACCCTTCTTCTATAAACAGTAAAAACATTCAGTGGTTACTGGCGTTAGATAGGATTGGTACTTCTAGAGAGACTAGAAGAGCATTGGAAGAAGTTGGTTCGTATATAGCACACGAAGTTAATGCTAGAATATTTGATGAAAGAGGAAAGAAGTCTACAGGTGCATGGCCTGGATTGGCTCCAGCTACTATTGTATGGAGAATTACACATGGATATGCTGATGGTCCAATTCTAGAGGCTTCTGGAGCTTTGCGTAGAATTGCTACGTCTGATGCAGCCATAAATGAAATTAGGACTGGTAGAAATCCTAGAGTTATAATGGGCGGTGCTAATTGGCCTTCTGGTGAGCCTGATAATTTGATGGAGAAATACTTCACACATATGGGTGGAAGTTTGAATGGGTACATTCCTCCAAGGCCATTTATGCCAGAATCAGAAGAAGATTTTACTGAGAGAGAAGAAGAGCATATCAAGAATATCTTTAGAGAACACATCTACAATCTTTATGAGAGGATATAATGCTTATCACAGGGATTGAAAATAAAGTAATTGATATGCTTACAGAGGCTACAATAGATGATGTGTCTACTTACGTTGTTAAGGGGATACATGATTTCCTCCTAGATTGGGAAGAATATGAAGAGTATCCACGTATTGTAGTGGCTTGTGAAGAGATGAATCTTGATACTCAGATGATTGGTGGTGCCGTGACAAAGGAATATGTAGTAAATATTTTTATCCTTTGTTACGATAAGAATAAGGAAGAGTGTTTAACTCAGCGTGATACAGTCTTGGAACGAGTTGAAGCATGTTTACGCTCTAATCAAAGATTAGATAATTTAGCCGATAATACTAATACAGAGCGCGTATATGGCTCTGAGTTAGGACGAACTAGACTTTCGAAGTCAGGAATGGTAGAAGATTACCATTCTGTTGCATGGGTTCAGTTTAGAGTTTTTACCGATAGGAACATTCCAGTATAAGGAAAGGGGGTGAATAACTTAAATGACAATTACAGGCTTAGTTGGACATTTAGGCGTAGGAGTTCAGGCTAGTGGTAAGGTTGCTGATGCAGATGTAGCAACATTTATACCTACTATTACTGACTTCTTCGTTATTACAGAAGAGAGCTTCGCGGCTGAAAACAACCCTATGGTTGCTGAGAACGAAATCGGTAGAGGTCGTGACCGTACTGGTGCTGTGGCTGGTGGCTATGCTATTTCTGGTGGTTTTGGTGGATACGCTAGAACTACTGACTTAGGATTACTTTGCCAAATGGCATTAAGTAATGAAGCTTCTGCTTGCGCTCCAAACAGTTCTACAGGAATTTCTACGGTAGTTCCTACGGATTACCTAGACTTCTGGACAATCGAGAAGAACGTTGGTGATACCTTGTATCAATGGCTAATCAATGGTAAGCTGAATTCGCTAACTATCTCTGTTAATCAGGGAGAGATTGCGAATTATACTAGCGATTGGGTAGTTACTACAGAGAAGAAAGTTACTAGCGGTGACGCAGAAACTCCTTCCTACGCTGATGATGACTTGTTAGCTTTCCACGGTGGCTTGCTACAGCTTGGTGGCTCACAATACAACAATATGGAATCTGTAGAGATTGTGATTAACAATAACTTGTCAAACGATGAGTATACGGTTCATCCATCCAGATTCTTGAATGACATTACTGAAGGTGCGCGTACATTTGACCTTAATTTCAATCAGGTATTCCAAAATGCTGATGACTATGCTAACTACACCTATGGTGCGGTTGGTAGAACAACTCCTGGTTATGACTTGTATGAAGATGATGTGTACTTCATTCTTATGAATGCGCAGACTAAGGTTAATGCTACTGAGTATATTGAATTCTTCTTCCCCCGTGTGATGTTTGGTGGGTTGCCTGTAACCCTTGCGTCTGGTAGAATTGTTGTTGCTAACACTGGAACCGTATTGGCTCCTAATGTTGGTAACATCATAACTGTTTACTACAAGTAATAGCCTAGAAAGGAAGTAAAATGGCTCAAAGAATCTATGTAAAAACTGCACCTGAAACATTTAGAGTTTATTTGCCGTGGGAGAAAGATGAAGTAGAAGAAGATAAGACTTGGTTTGAGCATCGCAAAATGACCGAAGCTGACTACCAGAAATTTGTTGACTTGACTTCCACAGTTAAGTTGGCAAATGCAAAGAAAAAAAGCAAAGACGGGGATGATAAGGCTGAAGTTGATATGATGCTTGGTACAACAAGAGCGTTCTTGATTAAGTCTCTTATGACTAACTGGAACGTAATTGGTGAGGATGGCAAAGTATTAGCAGCTACTCCTAACAACGTCAATCTGCTTCCTCCAGAGATTGTAAAGGTTTGGCTTGATGATATTTATGATAAGAACCCAATCTTGAAGTCCGAAGAGGAAGAAGAAGGGGATAAGGAATTTGCTAAAGTAGACCCTTTAGTATAATTCTTGAAGACCAAGTATTAGCTTTACTAGAAGGAAGGCAGGAGTCTGGTGATAGGCCGCTCCTGCCTTCTGTTAGACAATGGATAGATTGGAAGATTACAAACATTCTCCCAAAAGCGGGAGGAACGTTAGACCAAGACCCTGAATTCATGCGAGATTTAAGAATAATCGCTAGTATCGAAGCTGGCTGGTTGAAAATAGGCAGACAGAAAGCTGAGATGCAAAGACAGATGAAAGAAGGAAAGGGAAAGGTAAAAATCTAATTGAGTAGAGATATTGAATATACCGTAAAACTTAATTACGCAAGAGCGCAAGCTGCTGCGAGAGCATTGTATTCTGATTTCAGTAGGATGAATACTACTTTCAAGACTACAATCTCTATGAACATTATAGATAATGTTACTAAGAAGCTAAAAGGTATTTTCAGTATGCTCGGGGGTGAAGGAGGATTTACCAGACTGTTCTCCTTTGACTCACCAAACATCATGAATCAAATAAGAAAGCTAGGAAATTCTATTTCTAGCATCTTTAAAAGCGATGGCAATAAGAAGTGGTTCGAAAAAACAGTAGGCTACTTCAAAAACGCTGAAAAATGGGCTGTTCGAATTGGGGAGGCCTTAGTTGGAGCATTTACCCTTGGTGGAGCCGCTATTACAACTGGTATAGCCGTTGCGTCTGCCTTTCTCACAAAACAACTAATCAAAATCAACAGTGAAATGGAACAGTTTGAAGTATCCCTTCAAACTACTCTTGGTTCCTTAACGGCTGCTAAACAGGAAATGGCTGGAATCGTTCAATTTGCTAAGGAAACTCCTTATCAAATTAAACAAATTACTGATGCTGTTGTAAAACTTCGTGCCTATGGTATGGATTCTGCAAAATGGTTAGAACCATTAGGTGACGCAGCTTCGGCGTTTGGTAGAGATATCACTGATGCCGTAGAAATGGCTGCTGATGCTGTACAAGGAATGTTCCGTAGAGCATTGTCTTATGGTATTCGCATGGAGCGTAATGATTTCAAAGAGGGTGGAAAATACGCTGGAATGGCCTATGCTGATGCTCTAATGATGGAAATCACAAAACGTTTCAAAGGTGGCATGGAGCTTCAGGCTAAAACCTTAAAAGGTATTTGGGCTAACATACAAGACGCCCTATATATCTCTTTCCAAGAGGTTACAAAACCTATCTATGGAGTAATTAAACAACAAGTTCAAGCTCTATATGAATACCTAGGCTCAAAACAAGGGCAAGCAAAAATTCAACAACTAGTTAATGTCATGGTAGATATGCTAGGCAAAATGATAACTGCTGCTAAAACTGTATTTGCCTTTATTCAAGCCAATGTAATTCCAGTAACACAAACTACTGGAAAAGCTATGTTAGAAGTGTTTTCTGCTGTATCTGAGATGATTAAGCCCCTCTTAACTGCATTACAACCATTAGTTGTAGTATTCACTTCTATTGCTCAATTATTGTCTTGGATTGTGACACAATCTAAACTTGCTCTTCAAATCTTTGTAGCCTTCTCAGCAGTTGTGAAAATCATGAATATGCTTGGTTTTTCTGTAGGAAAACTGGCGGCTAATATGGTAGCTACTAATAAAGCTGCTACTATGCTGTCTGCTACAATGAAGACAATGGGAACTATGATTGCTGGTGCTGCGGTATCCTTTGCTGCTATGTGGGCAATTGGTAACTATTTAGAAATCAAAAACAATCTTAAAGAGATTGGTGTCGAGATTCATAACGTAGCTAAAGGCGCAGAGCAAGTAAAAGATTATCTAAAAGAAATAGGCGCTGAAACTGGTCATACTCTAAAAGAAATGACTAAACTTGCTCTAGCGGCTAAAGAATTTGGTCATAATATGCCTAATGTAGTTGAAGTGGCAGCTAAAGCTACTGGAGAAGCACAAAAAGGCTTTGGAAAAAACCTTGAAGTAGACTCTACTCAGGCAGCAGAAGCCATAGGAAGATTAGCAGAAGCTTTCATTAAAGAGGGAGATTCTTTCGAAATGATGAAGGCAAAAACTGAAGCTGCCGGAAATCTGCTAGTAAACCTAGATAGAATCTCAGAAACTACAGGCGTTTCCTTCAATGATTTAGCTATTGCTATAGAGAGTAATAGAGACGTTTTAACTAAATATGCAGATAACATAGAAGAACTAACCTATTTAATTGCTGAATTTGGTAAAGCAGCTAAACAAGCTGGTGTAGATGTAAGCGTTGGGAAGTTCCTAGAAACTTTAGGAATGCTGCTTGCACCTACAAAAGAAATGCTTCTATCTTTGCCTACAGATACTTGGATTGCTAAACCTCTTGAAGAGCTAGACCTTGATGCTATTAGTTCAGCATTAAGTGATGCTCTAGATATTTCAGACGTTAAAACGGCACTATCTAGAACAGAGAATACGGCTCTTAAAGTCATAGATGCATCAGTAGCTACAAGAGAAAATCTTGAGAAAGGTGCTGATTACACCTATGAAAAGCTTTCAGAAGCAGCCGCAGTATTAGCTGCTGCTCAAGGTGGCGGTGGAGGACCAACAGGAACAGGAATTTCTCCTACAAAACCTATCGGTTCTTGGGATAAATTTCAGGACTTTTTAGGAACATGGCAAGGAACTGCAACAGTAATTGCCGGTTCTTTAGCTGCGTTTATTACATATCTTGTTGTTCTTAACAAAACAGTATCTAGAGTAAATCGTAGTATTCTTATGATGGCTGCTAGAACAGTTAATCCTAGAATGGAAGCTTGGGTTGTTGATAGTATGGGCAACGTTATTAGAGATACTATTGGTAAGCCCGGATTCTGGAGTAAACTACAAGTAAAAATTGATGAGAAAATGTTTGCTAAAACTTTAGGAAAAGGTTTCTCAGCTAGAATAGAAGCTGCTATAGATATTCAAACCAAAAAGATTACTACAGATTACGACAAAAAAATTTCCGATATTGAAAAAGAGCTTAAAGATGTTAGACGTTCTTTTGGTGAAGGCGTTTTAAATAGACTAAATAAAATGGGCTTTGTAAGAGTAGCACAAGCTGTTCCTGAAGGTATGTCAGCAGACGAGTTTGTAAGACGTTTCATTGAAGAAGTTCCTGAAGCCTTTAAGAATATGACTGAAGCTGAGATGAAAATCTTTGATTACTGGCAAGACGCTTTCCAAAACAAAATAACCGAATTAGAATCTAAACTTGCTTCTACTAGAACAGAAGCCGCAGAAGCCATTGAAAAAATGAAAAACAGCTACAAAGAATTGGCTGATGCTGTTCAAAAAGGTCGTATCCCTGGAGCTATGAGAGATTTAGTAAAAGAGATAAAAGACCTTACTAAAAATATGAGATTTGAAACGGCTGTTTTAGGTAGATTTAGAAAAGGCGCTGCTGGAGAAGCGGCCACTACAACTACTGCTGCTAGAGGCGCTAGAACTGCTGCTGAAAATATTTCTAAGGTAAGACGTACATTTGGTACTATGTTCCTGAACATCTTTGATAGAGGCGGCTGGAAAATGTCTATGAAATTCAAAGACGGAATTTCAGCTAGAAACATGGCCTCTACATTTAGAGGATGGTCAAGAATTCTTTCTGATTATATTGCTACAGAAACTTTTGCCAAAGCTAGAGCAAGACTATTTACCTTAACTATTGGTCCGTATGAGCAGCGTTTGTTTAGTAAATTCAAAAATATGGCTACAGGTAGATTTGGTATTGTTCCTGAAACAGCACAACCAGGATATATGCGCCCAGGTGAAGGGGAACAATGGCGACCTTGGGTACAGAAAATTATGGACCTTATGCAAAAAGGTTCCAAAGATGTTATAACTGAAATTAAAACCGTTTCTCCCGATTTAGCTAAGAGAATGGCTACTCAATATGAGGGTGGAAAATACTTTACTCAACAACACGTTCTTGAGACTAAACTTGAAGAGATAGCCAAAACTGGAAAAATTGCCAAACCTCTAGTTGCTTCTATTGACAAATTAACTGGAGAAATAATTCTGCTTGATGGTCATACAAGCACGTTAGCTGCTGAAATGAAAGGCTTGAAAGAACTGAAAATTCAAGTAGATTTTGGCAACTGGCAAGAACTTATTAAAGAAGTAGTAAGACAAACTGGAAAAGCGTTTCCAAAAATTACAGATATTATGCTTACTGCTGAAGGTAAGTTAACTGCTGCTGTTCAAAATCTAGATAGAGATGCTAGAGGAAGATTCGTTTCAGGTAATAGATTCCAATGGACTTCTGAAACGGCTCCTAGACTGTATGCTGCCTCTAAAAACATGGAATTGGCTAGTAGACAAGTAGTGGAAGTTCTTGATGAAAGTGGAAAAGTCATAGCTAGACTCTCTACTAGAGTAGTAGACTCTGTAGAAAGAGTAGCTTCTACCGCAAGTCAAGAGCTTGTTAAAGCTGGAATTAGATTTGAAAGACTTGCTTTACCTGCCGGAACAGAAGGTCCATTACCTGCGGTACGTGGTGGTATGAAATGGGCTGATGGAGTAAAAGTAGAAATTATTAGAGACTCTTCTACAATCAGCAAGAATATGTCTTCGCTTACTGCTGCTGTGAAGAATCCTTTGAATTGGGTTTTGTTAATTGATGTTATTAATAATCTAGGCGGCCAATACCTTGAACCATATCTAGAGGAACAAGCGGCTCAAGGTAAAAAGATAAATGAATTAGCTGCGTGGAATACTTGGAAGAAAATCTTTGGTGGTGCTGTTGGAGAGGCTGTTTCTGTGGTTGGTTCAGGATATGTAGCCCTGGCTATGCCTGAAGTAACGGCGGCTACAATCGCTGCTGCGGCTGCTGTAGAGCAAGCTGCAAGCGATTTAGGCTGGGCTGCTGGTGGTGGAAAGATGCAAGAGGGTGTACAAATGACGGATGTTCAACGCGGCGAACATTGGTATGATTGGCAAACCATTAAATCTGTTGTATCTGACGTTATGTTTAATATAGGTAGAACCTTTGTATCTATTGGTGATGCTTTTGCTGATTTTGGTAAGTCTGTTGGAAGCAACATTAAAAAACTGACTACTCGTTTCGGTTCTTTACTTACTGGTGATTGGGGAAAACTGCCTACGCCTGAAAAGTTTGGAGCCTATGCTATAACTGAAAAGAGCTATGGAAAAGAAGCCGCTGAATATGAGAAGTACATTGATACTATAAAAGATGCCAAAGAACGCGAAGCTGAATGGGAAAAACTAAAAGACGCTGAAATAGCAGCCAATGTAGAGAGACTGGCTAATAAACGTGCCGCTGTTCTTGAGGTACTTCAGACAAGAATTAAAGACCAATATGCTGTTCTTGAAAAAGCAGGTAAAGGTTCTTCAGATATGCTTATGAATGAAATGGCAAGAGCAAGCACTTGGGTAAAAGAAAACGTATCTTGGGGAACAGACATTCAAAAACAAATAGAAGAGCTTGTTACTTCATTTGAAAACGGCGGTACTCTTGCTGGATTAGCTTGGGCAGAAGCCGTAGACGAAGCTCTTTCTGCTTATGATTTCACTACTTCAGCAGGGTTTAGAAAGTTCCTAGAAGATGTAGGAAGTGGTCAAGTTGCATTTGAGCTTGGTGTAGAAGCTTTAAGAAAGCTTGATAATGAGTTTAAAGATGGTGAGAAGAAGATTGGAGAATATAACAAGCAGCTTAATGAGCTTAATGAACAGCTTGAACCTCTTCAATTTAGAATAAAAGAGATTGATAAAGACCTTATCAATCTAAATCAGGCTGCTGAAAATATAGCAAATGCCTTCGATTTGGCTATTGCTATTAATGAGCTTGACCTTGTAAGCGATAAGGCACAAGGACTAGAAGTGGATATAGCCAATCTTAATGCTGAACTGGCTCGTTCTGAGATGGAAATGCGTCCTCTACAAAGAGCTTTGGACAATGTTCAAAAAGAATTTGATGCTATTCAAGATGCTATTGATAAGACACAAGAAAAACTAGATAGTTTTATGAATGCTCCCGTTGAAGGAGAAGGAGCATATAGAGAGCAACGTTATCAATTAGAAAGGCAAATATCTCAAACAGAACAAGAATTAGAATTAGCACAAAGAAAGTTTGAGCCATTAGAATCAATAGGTCTATCAGGCTCTAGTATTGAGGTTGATGCATTAGAGGGTAAGTTAGCAGAACTACAAGATAAGCTTGATGATTTAGATTTTAATAGAGAGCAAATAACCGCTCCTGTAGAACATGCTAAAGAAATGTCAGATTTAGCACAACAAGGCGCTGAACAAGCGGCTGATGCTATAATTGCCAACATTCAGAAGTATACTGAAGAGCTTGCTCTACTTCAACAAGAAAGTGATAAGAAAGCAGAACAGCTATCTACACAACAAAGCCTTGTCGATAAAAAACAAGAAGAGATTGATAAGATTACTGAGGCTATTAGTCAAAAAGAAGCAGAACTTAAAGTAATTCAAGCACAAGTTGAGGCTGATAATAAGTTGCTAGAAAACGCTAAGAGCAGAGCAGAACTAGAGCAAAAAATCAAAGACCTTACAGAGAAGATAGTACCTATCAAGGGAGAAATCCTTGGTATTGAGGGAATGATTTCTGCTCAAAAACTTGTGCAAGCAGCACAAGACTATGCCTCTGGTCTTCTAACAAAAGAGCAGCTTCAAACTATGGTTGATATGTACAATCAAGTAGCTGGACAAATCTCTGACCTTACAGGTGAAAAAACAGGTCTTCAAAATCAAGTTGGCACAATAGAGTTTGATGTTGAAAACGTACAAAAGCTAATAAATGATACACAAGCAAATCAAACATCATTAACTGCAAAAATTGATGCTCTTACAGAACAACTACAAAATATGATTGGTGGAGTTAATCCAGAAGCATTGTCTAAGACTGACCTTGAAGATTTGTTTGGTCCTAATGTTGGAGCCGCCATCACAAGTATGTCACAAAATATTGCTGCAATAGCTAGAGGAAAAGAAGGCGCTGTAGGAGCGGCTGCTGCTTATGGAATTGGAGCGCAAGCTGGTATAGCTGCTTATGCTCAAGGTGGAATCGAATTAGCTAAAGAAAAAGTTGCGGTTCTTCATGGGCCTGAAGCTGTTATCCCCTTGCAAGGTGGTGCTGTACCTGTTACACTATCTGGAGCTACCACAGGGGGTCAAACAGTTAACATTAAGAACACGTTTGGAAATATGACTTTTGTAGTGAATAATGACCGAGAGCTAGAAGAGATAAAAGAAGCTATTATAAACCTTAAAACAGGAAATACCTCTTTCTTCTCTAGAGCTTCTCAATACAATGACGGTTTTTAAAGGAGGGATAAATGGATTTTGCAGGATACGAAATTTTTGTTACTAAGCAAACCCTTCCTCATTTGGAAACCACTTGGACACCTATTGAAGTGACAGCTAGTAATACTACATTTAAATTTAAACGAGTTGCTAATCAAAGCAAAGTGTTTACTATTTCTGGCTATATTGAAAAACCCACGATGCATTTGACCAGGGTAGAAGCAGAAGGACTGAACACTGCTTTATGTACTACTCCTTCTGGAATTTTTACTGACGGTAATGGTGAAACTTATGAGTGTCTTGTTGATGATTGGTCTATTGAGCCAGAAGCAGGAGTAAATAGATATACCTTTTCTATGACTTTAAGGACACAATAATGGCAAATCCAGATGCACTAGGAAGATTTAAACCGGGTGGAGTTAGTTTTGGTGGAGACTATACCGATGTAGATAAAGATGGTAGAGGACTTAATGTTACTCTCGATGCTAACGTGCAAGGAACTCCCATAAGATTTACCATAAATGAGTCATTAGATAGTATAGCTTCTTCGGCAACTCTAACTGTGCTAAATGCTTCTATGTCCGATACCCAACTAGACGCAGTTATGGGAGATATACAATCTGAGGAAGACATAGCTAAGTACGGTCCTAGTAATTCGGTTGGGTCAATCGACCCAAACACTATTGTTACGGTCACTGAAAGCGGTGGAGGATTAGGAAGTTGTACCTCTAAATGGAGGGTTATATCTGTAACATCATATTGGGATGATAATGGCGTTCCTTATTATGATTTACAGTTAGAAGGACTAGGACAAATAGCCTTAGATTATAGGCTAGACCCACAAAAATTAGGGATTTCTGGTGACAGCATCCTTGTTATGCAGCAGTCATATTTTGACGCATTAAAAAAATATATGGAAAATCAAAATGTATCTGATGGTTATCAAGCATTAGTATCAGATGAGCTTGACTCTATGAGAGTGGTGGTAGATGGTCCATCTGGTTTTATAAATTATTTTCTAAAGATTTTAGATGGCCTAGAAAATATACAGTGTGGTTCTGTTAAAGTAGCCGTTGCTCCTTTATATAGGCAATTTACTAAAGGTGAGAGTGTATGGCAAATTGTAGACGATATTTTAGCGGTTAATGGAATGTCTGCTAGATTTAATAGAGTTGGTAGAATGATTATTTATGAAGATTAGGAGAAATTAAATGGCTTGGTCTTATCCTGCTATTGCTATATCAGATGATGGAAACCCTATTTATGATGAGGACGACCTTGCTAACCCCCCCAATGGTGCTGTAGAAGATGCGTCTAACAATCATCAAGGACTACAAATGACTTATTCTAAAGCTGGAGTTTGTAGTATTTGCCATGTAGAAGGCTATATAGCACTTAAAGATGGCGAAGGAGATTGGGTTATCGGTCTTGGAAGATTAACTCCTGTTACGGTAAGTTCACAGATAGCTAGAAACATTCTTGAAGGCGAAGATGTAGAAATGACAGCTTCTATTGATGCAAACTATTGTTTGACAAGCTCAATTGAACTAGAAAAATTTGGAATGAGAGAGTTAGGAAAAACAATAAGAGCAGCAAGAGGGGCTGTTTATAATAGTGAAAATATTCCACTATCAGTTGAGGTTGGTTGTGATTATGGTGTTATGACCGTTACCGCTTTAAATAGAACAACAGACGCACAGCAAAATAAAATAAGCACTGGTCTAACAGGATATCGTGGAGGTACTAGTAGTACAGGTAGTGGAGAAAGTAATGATATGGGGTGGTCTTAATGGGAAAAATAAACCTTAAATCTTATACTGCTCCTACACAAAACCTAAATTTTAGTGCGGGGGATATCCTTAGAAGAACTAGATTAAACCAGGCACTACAAAACGCTAAACAATCTTATGGATTAGTAACTAAAGGTTTTTTAGAGGCTACTCAAGTTACTGGTGGATATGGATGGGCAATAAGTGACTATATTAAGTTTGCTTTTATCTATAATAGTATGCCTATTTTCACTTGGGGATTAGATGGTACTGCTGGAATAGCTTGGTCAGAGGGCGGTAATGAATATTCACAAGAATTGCCTAGTATTTTATCTACGCTTTCTTCAGAAAACTATCAACCGGCAATTTTTGTTCCTAGAGTTATTCATTGGCATATTAGTGATTATTTATATTACGGTTGTTATCTTTTAGTTTGTCAGGTTAACTCAGAATGCACAGAAGCCGATAAAACAGTTAGAATACATTTTAGATTTGAAGGAGAGGGAGGAAAAGCAGTATGACAATAACAACAACCCCCAATTTCGGTTTTATTGCCGTTTATAATGCTGTTCCTTCTGCTGGTGATTGGGCAGCTACTTATTGGAATTGGATTTTTGCAGACAGAATTATGTATTCTGCTGCTATAGGCCATACTCATAATGGAGCGGCAGCATTACAAAATCCAACAGGAACCATAGTAGTAACTACTTCTTCCTCTGGAGGATACTTAGGAGGAGGTCTTACTTACTATTTTGCAGTTACATATGTAGACGCTTTAACTAGAGAAACAGCCGCGTCTACTGTAGTATCAGTTACTACCGCCGCTACTATTTCTGCTCCTGCCACCCCAACTATTGATGATGATGCAACGCCTACAGATATTGAACAATCTACTCCTACTGGTTTAAGTGGCGGGGATTATTGGTATAAACTCTCTTATCTAAAAGCTGGGGGAGAGTCTTTACCAAGCTCCCCTGTTTATGTTCAAATTCCAACTGATGCTCTTTATCAATGCACTATTCATTTTGATTCTCTTACTACTGTTGGTAATGGAGCCGACACAATTAGAGTGTATAGAAAAATCGGTTCTTCAGGCTCTTGGGTTAAAATTGCAGACATTACTAATACAGCAACTAATTCGTGGACTGATGATAATACTGCTGTTCCTTCTTGTGATACTAACCCCAAAACAGTTAGTACAATAAACTCTTTTAACTCCATAACTATAGATTGGTCAGCACTAGATTATACTAATGCTGAATATGTAAAAATCTATGCCACTACTACAGAAGGAATATATACAGAAAACTCTCTTGTAGCAACGGTAACAATGAATGATGCTACGCCTGTTACAAGCTATGTTTGGACAGGAAGCGCAAGAACAGCAGGAAAACCGCCTGAAATAAGTAACTGTTATGGTAATCCTACTAAAATAAATCTAACCAATGCCGCTGAAATTCAAGGTTATTTGCCTTGGGCAAATCTTCCTTCCGATTTTACATGGCAACAGTCTGTGGCTACTTATGCCTCATTACCAGAAGGTACTACTGGAGGGGAAGCTAGAGTTGTTGAAGATGAAAACTCTATCTATGTTTGGGATGAAAATGCCGCTACTCCTGAATGGACAAAAGTTGCTGGGTTAAAAGAAGTTGAAGACTATGATGATTTGCCAGCATCAGGATTAGAAGAAGTAGAACATGGATGGGTTGGAGAAGCTACAACAAGTAAAATAGTTGATACTGGCTTCTTAATGGCTACTAGTTTTGAAGGTAACGGAACCACGGCTTTGAAAGCGTATGTTCTTGCTCAGTTATATGGTCATGATGAAGGAGACACATTTACAGTAGACATTAGAGCTACAAGTGCTGGTCATCCTGCTGCCTCTGCTTTGTATACAGAAACCTACACTCTTACTGCTGATGATATTGCTACTTGGGGATACTCGGTTATTGAGTTTGATTTTGGTATGGTAACTTTAACTGAGGGCGCTACTTATTGGCTAACTTATAGCAATAACGACGATATCTATGTGGCTAGACCAACCTCTACTACTAAGAGCAGATGGGAATCTAATGACGGTGGAACTTCGTGGGCTGAATATGTTAATGTTGGTCTTTCCTACAAACTGGTGTGGGGAACTGTTGAAAGCTATGCAGACGCTTATTTAGTAACAAACGAAGGTGATATCTATATTTGGAGCGATTACGCTGCTGCCTGGAACCAAGTAGGTAAAAAAGTACTAGTCATTGATAGTAATCCTATTGATTGGACTGAAGTTGATAGCGTTCCTGGCGTTGCTCATGGTGATTTCCTATTAGCTACTGTTACAGGTAATGGTGGAAGTCGAGATAAATTAGCAGGGTTATATGCATGGAGAGGCGATTGGGCTACTCCTGCATGGCAACTATTAAACACCTTTTTGCCGCCCGATTTTGGAAACGCAAATAACTATGGTGAAGTTCCTGATGGATGCGCTTGGTTAGCTGAAAATTGGGCTGAAGATGGAATGACGTTTTACTACAGATACGATGGCTCAACTCATACCTTCCCTCTTGATGTAGAGTATATTGCTACCTATAATGGATATTATGGTTGGTATGATACTGTAGGAGAACTTGAATCTGAGCCTGCTTATGGTTATGGTGCTGTGGCTTTTATATGGGCAGATAAATGTTTTTATTACTATGATGATGATTTAGATACTCCTGCTTGGGTTAAACATTCTGACCCATTAGTTAAACAAAGCGCAATTATAGATGTAGTAGAAGATTCTACTCCAACTAAAGAACAATTAAAGATAAATGAAATATTGGCAGCTTTGCGAACAGCAGGAATTATAGAAACATAATGGGAGACAAATTAAACTATGAGTATGTAGATGTTTATAAAATAAAAAGCCGTTCAATAAACTATCCAGGACATATTGAACGAACAGGTGAGTATACCCATAATATTCATTACTATGAAGACCATTATTATGCGATTTTTTGTGCCGCCTGTCTTAGTCCTACTTATTATGGGCTGACCCCTGAAGCAGAAGCTAAAATAGAAATATGGGTGGGAGATAAAGACAGCTTAGATACATGGTGGACCTGTAATCTAGAGTCTTTTGCTCTGCCTTCAACAGATGATTTAGACCGTTTTATGCTTAGAAGTTCTATGGATAAAAACGGCACTCTATATCTTTTATGCGGAATATTGTCAAGTAATATTTTGTATTTATTACAAGGAACATATACCTCTGTAAGTTTTTCTTTTTCTGCTCCACAAGAAATATCAGTAGATAGATTACAAAGCTTTGATATTATTTCTTCAGAAGAGGGCTATCATATAATAGTAGCAGATTCAAGCACTGTAAGGTATATAGGAGTTGCCGGTAATACGGTTTTAGGTAGCGCAAGCTCTTATGGAACCGGTGTGGCTATAGATATAGACCATTCAGGAGACGGAACAACTCTAAAATCAAGCGGTGTTCATTGTGCTTGGTGTAATGCAACGGCTACTGATTTAAACATCTATTATCAAATGGTTGGTGGAACTTCTTCAGGAAGTAAAACATTGGCTGGATTTGATTACTATAATTACTGGCTTACAGATTTTAATGGTGTGTACAACGGAACATCTTTTGTTGCATCAATAATGTCAGAAAAATCCGATTATTCATATACTTCAGCTAAGATTTTAGAGTTTACTTCTGATGGAGCTTGTAACGAAGAGATTATTCTAGATATAGAAGAAGAAGCTTTTGCAGAAAAAACATATATTTTTAGACTACAGATATCTCATAAAAACGCTACTATGTTTCCATTAGCAAATATATACTATGTTAATGATGAACATGTTGTGTGCGAAACACAACATGTAGTTGATGGAAAATTTAAAAGCGGTGTTTATAACACTACTTCTTGGTATTTAGACAAACCATTAACAGGCTCATATTATGGCGACCCACTTATACCAGAGCTGATTAATATAGAAATAACTTCTTATGCTAAATACTGCCCAGGAAGATATCTTTTTGGTGTCGGAAAAACCGCAGTTGGAGGGGGGGCTGATTAATGGCTGAAGTAGCAGTTTCAGAAGTAACTATTCTAAGAAAGCAAGGAAGTACATGGGCACAATGCTTAGCTTCCGATGCTATAAATACCGGATTTACTAGCGGAAGAGTTGGAGCATATAAAGAAGGCTCTACTTATTATTTGCAAAGAATGCACTTTACTGTAGATACTTCTTTTTCATATGCTCAAAGATATTTTTTTGAGGCTCTTAAACTTGAACTATATTTTAATATGCCTTCTACTCGATTTTCTACAACAGAAAATTATTTTGCTATTGTTACTCAAAACTCTTTAAATTGGACAAGCTATTCTTCACCAACGGGAAATTTTTCCACTTTAAGAGAACTAAATCTTAAAAATGTACGTTATATGGCTTATTCTGGCTCATTAATGTCTGCTTTAGGTAGTGGACCAAACACGCTTTGTTATGATTTAGATAACCCAACAAAGTTTGGTTTATGGCTTAAAGATGAGATAGCTCCTACTGGACTATATGATAGATGCATTTATGTAGACAGTATTGATGCTGAATTTGAGGGAAGTAATCTTTCTTCTTATGACCTTAGTTTTTTTATTATTGATACTAGTGCAATAGGAAGTGCTACAATAGGACCACATACGGAGTCTAGTTTAAAAACCAACAATAAATACGGAATGAGTTAATATGGAACTGCCTGTTGAACAGCTTATCATAGGAATCTTTGCGTTGTTTGGAGCAGCGGTTACTGGCGCGTTCTCTGTGTACAACACCAAGATTAGTAAGAAGCTCAATCAGGTAGAAAAAAAGACTGCTGAGAACAAGACATTGACCATAGAAAATGATATACTAGACCAAATAGTTTCTGCGCTTGAGAGAAAAGACGAAGCACTTGACAAAATCGCTGAAATACTGGATAATACCCTAAGAACGCAGACTTTGACTAGTCAGCAGTTAAAGAGCATTCAACTGATTTTAGAGAATAGGTGTCAAGCCTTGGAAGTTGTAAAAGCTTTACAGAGCCTTATGGAAAGTAAGAAATTACAGACTAAACTTGATATAATCAAAGATGAGCCTTCGCATGAAGTTAAAGAAATCTTGGATGAAATAGTAGAGAGCCTGTCTTGTGATAATAATCCTGAGAAAAGGTAGAAAGGGGGTGGGATATAGGCTCTTATGTAGTCTAGTCCAGCACAATGAGAATCCTGAAGACACTTAGAAGAGTAGATGAACTTGCCACCAAAGCTTCCGAAGACGAAAGGCAAGAGCGTGAGCGTAGAGAAGCATTGATGATACGCCTAGTCAAAAGTAGAAATAATAACCTAAAGCTGTTTAGTTTGAAAGTAAAAGGAGATAATTTTTGTTAATAGAGTTAACCAAAGGTCAAGTAAGCATAATTGATAATGAAGATTGGGATTTTGTAAGGGAGTATAAATGGTATGCCCTTCAAGATTTGTGTGGAAAGTACTATGCAGTTGCGTGGACTAAAATGGTTAATGGTAAAAGAAGTTTGTTACGAATGCATAGACTTTTGCTTGCCGCTAAAAAAGGTCAACAAGTAGACCACATCAACGGCAACAGTCTAGATAATAGAAGAGAAAACTTACGCTTTTGTAACTGCTCTCAAAATCAGCAAAATAGAAAAGTTGTATCTGGAATCTCTTTATTTAAAGGAGTTTCTAGATGTAAGACAACAAACAAATGGAGAGCAGATATTAAGGTTAATGGCAAACAAGTTTTTATAGGAAGATTTGATACAGAATTAGAAGCCGCCAAAGCTTATGATACTAAAGCCAAAGACCTCTTCAAAGAATTTGCAAGTTTAAACAATAAATAAGGAGAAATTTTGCTTACGGACCAATTTCAATTCATAGGCGGCCGCTTAAAAGAAGAAATGTCGTGGAAAGATTTAACTACAGACTTCAACAAGGAATATAAACTAGGTGTCACTCCCGAGGCACTAAGAAAGAGATATCAAAGGGAGATTGCAAGATTAGAAACTTTAGGTGATGATTCAGTTGAAAAGGCTTTTAGGCTGATAAAACAGAATCCCCAAAAGCCTACTGATTTAGCAAAAAGATTCAATCTTGATATGGATGGTTTGGAAGACTTGATGGATGACTTGCTTAATAGTAGAGCAGCCATTAAGTTCCATCAAGGCTACCTTGTTTTTGATAGGTTAGCTCCTATACCAGACAATTCTAAATATGATATAGACATATTTAAAGGAGATGGTTGGCACAAGTTTGGTGTTTATGCAGACCCTCATTTTTGTTCTGTGCATGAGCAAATAGACCTTGTTCATAGCTTTTATAAAGTTTGTGAAGAAGAAAAAGTAGAAGCTATGTTTTGTGCAGGAGATTTTACAGCAGGTAATGGTACAGTGTACAAAGGTCAGTATCAAGATTTAAAAATAATCGGGGCCGACAAACAAGTAGATTATGTTTGTTCAATATGGCCGGATACTTATTTGGACACGTATGTTATTGGTGGAAATCATGACTTAGACCTTTACAAAACTGCTGGAGTAGATATAGTAGAACAGATTGCTAGTAAAATAGATAACTTGCATTATCTAGGAAAAATGAGCGCAATGATTATGTCTAACGGTATTTCGTTCTTTCTAAAGCATGGAGAAGGTGGATTAGGTGCTTTTAGGTCATACAAAGCACAAAAGATTGTTGACGCACAAAAAAGTGACGATATATGTGATATAACAGTAATTGGTCATTGGCATATAAATCTTTTCATGCCCAAGTATAGAGGAACATCAATCATATTGCCTGGTTGTTTTGAAGCACAAAGTGACTATATGATTAGAAAATCTTTAGTTCCAGAGGTAGGAGGCGTTATTTTGGAATTAAAAGTAGCTAATATAGACGGTAAAAATACTATTGTTAGACAAAAACCAGAGTTTTTAGATTTTGGAGTGCTAAAAGGGGTGTAATGAAAAAGGTAAAAGATAAAAAATTACCTTCTACCTGTTATGATTTCTTAATAAAGACTGGTATGGATGAAACTGTAGCCTTAGAAATAGATGAGTACACACAGCAGAAAGAGAAACGCAAAAAGAGGCTTGAGAAGAAGAATAAAAAAGAGGAAAGGTGGAAATGAAACAAGGAAGATATGGATTTAGACAATACGGATTTAAGGTTGGGCTAAACAACTTTATTCTAGACTCTACTATGAAGCTGTTGAAAGTTAAGGCTTTTCATGTAGAATATGAGAAAGACCCTGAGCCATTCATAGTAATTACGGAAGAAACCCACCCTAAAATTTGGAAACAACTAACAAAGGGAGTTTAAATGGCTTGTAAAGGTAAAAAGAAAGGAAAGAAAAAGTAATGGAATTAGTTCTTTGCACAGGAGAAAGTCTTCTAATAGATGATGAGGATTATGAATTAATCTCTCAGTATACTTGGAATGCTTTTCCATGCAAAAGAACAACTTATGCTAGAACAAACTCTTCTAGAAAACTAGGAAAAAGACATACTGTTCTTCTTCATCGTCTTATTATGAATGCTCCTGAAGGATATGAAGTAGACCACATCAATGGAAATGGTCTAGACAATAGAAAAGAAAACTTGAGAGTTTGTACTAAATCAGGTAATATGAGAAACAAGCAGGCAAATATTTCTCATAAATCTTCAAAGTATAAAGGGGTAAGTTTACATAGGCAGGCTAATAAATGGAGAGTAAGACTATCGTGTAATGGAACTTACATTCATGTAGGCTTATTTTCTAACGAAGAAGAAGCTGCAAAAGCTTATGATAAAGTAGCTCTTGAGTATTTTGGTGAGTTTGCAAAAACTAACTTTTAGAAAGGATGTGATTATCATCGAAGAGATAACTTGGCAATCATTAGCTACTCTTCCAGGTGCCGTTGCTGCTGTAACGTTGGTTATTACCATCTTCAAAGCGGTTATTGGTATCTATTGGACTGAGCTTGTTAATAGAATTGCAGCCTTAGTTCTTTCGATTCTCGTAGTTGTTGGTGTAACTGCGTTTTCGGGAGCAACTGATTGGCCTAGTCTTGTTCTAGCCATATTTAACGGACTTATCGTAGCTGGAGC